TCTCTTCTAATAGAGTCTAAGATTGGGTTAACTAAGTCTAAGAATTCGTTTCTTACTTGTTCGTCATTTTGTTCGAATAACAATTTAACTGCGACTGCCGAAATTAATTTTCTAGCCTGTAACAATAATCTTCTAACATTGATTCTGTCTAATGCAGATTGTCTAGTTTGTAAAGTTTTGTTACCCCAGATAATTGTACCAACATCTGAGTAAGTTGCGATTGGGTTAATTCTACCAGCGTATAACGTATCTCTTTCATCAAGAGTAAGTTTCTTTCTAGCTTTAACCGCGTTTACAATACCTCTAGTGTAACCAGCTGATGCGAACCAAGGGAATGAGATATTATCTGTTAACGCGATGTTTCTCATTACATCATAAGTAGGTGGTAACCATACTCTTGTATTGTTTTCTTGGTCATTATACTGTACCCATGGGTAGTAAGTAGCGGTGTAGTTAGAATCAATTGCTGTTAAATCTAAGTTATCTACCGCTTGAGTTGGTTGGATTATTTCAGCCGCAACTGTCGTTCCTGGTGCAAATAAGTTATAATCAGGTGTTGTAGTCACATAAAGTGAATCAGCTCTTTCGGTTTCTACCATATCGATAGTCTCCTCAACAAGGTTACTGTTATTAACGTAATCAATACCTGGTGTAGCGAATACATTTATGTTTACAGCTTCTGGATTTCTAAATGTTCTAATACCGAAGTAGTAAGCGTAGTAGTCAGTAGTTGCGAAGAACCCTGATTCACCCCACGGAGTACTAGATAATAGTTTAAATGAACCATCACCTTCAGCATTAGGGAATGTGGTCGAAGTACAAGCTCCATTTAAGAATCCTGATTTACCTCTAACATAATTGTCTCCGTTACTTCTAGATTTTCTATATATATCCCATCCATCAAATCCTCCGTAAGGGGCTAATGTGAATTTTCTAGACTGTAATGTGTAGTAAGGGTCTTCTGAATCTGTTGGTTCTCCTCTAAATGAAGCTGCTCCCACAGCAAATTGGTCTTCTGTTGTTGTTCCTGTTCCACAGTTTTTACACTGAGTGGTAACACAAAGTTCACCTAAAGTATTCACACAAGTCGCTCCACTATCCATGTGGAATCCTTGTGTTAAACAAGTCCAATCATCACCGTCTAAATCAGTACACTTACTAGTAGGTTCTTGTTTTCCTTTATATTGGAAGAAGTCATCATCATAAGCTGAAGCCGCGGTATCTGAAATACCTAAGTATACTCTTCTAATTTTATCACCCGCACTTATTGTTGTGTTGTCAGCTGATGCACTTGAAGCGAAAGGAGGATTCCAGATTATATCTCCAGGTTTATTATATTTTGTTTTATAGTATAGGGTAGGACTTTGTTCACCTAAATAATTTCTAGTGATATAACCCTCGAATCCACAAGGAACAGCGTCATGACGGTTAGTGTCAGTTTCTTGTTCTGGGTCGATATCAACCATTATATATCTACTCTTTAATTCGTATTCACCATTAGAAGTACCAATCTTAACCCCCACAAATGAATTTAAGTTAGGGTTCATACTACATCTAGTATATCTTTCTAATACTACTGGTGAAGCGTCTGTATCGTAGAAACTTCTAACTAAAACATCGAATTCATTTCTTTCGAAAGAAATATTAGCTATAGATATTTTAACTTGTGTGTTAGCTGCGTTACCGTCACAGATAGAAATAAATCTAAATAATTTGTAAACTTTAGTACCTCTTAATTCTGATACTACATATGGTGTTACTGGTGTTTGCCATTGTTCTTGATAGAAACCAATGGTACCAGAACCAGGAGTAGAATCTCTGAAAGAAGGTAAATCTAATAAAGAACAGTTTAATCCTTTAATATAACCTTTTTTGTACGCGTATGATAACATATTAGGATAAGCTTCCTCCACAAAGATTGGAACTTGTTCCATATCTTTATCAAACGGAGCTACACCGAATACTCGTTTAACGAAGTTTTTAGAAGTGGACGCCATAGAAGCTTCAAATCTAAAACTATCACCGTCAACATCAGTAACGTCTATACCAAACGTAGCGAATGGGTCAGTATTTACTTTAGAGAAAGTGTCTCCAGTACACACTATAGATACATCAGTACCTCCAGTTACTTGGTAAACAGGTCCTCCAGATGATTGTGTACTAACACCTCTTGAACGTAAGGTTGCTACGACTAAATCGTTGTAATTACAGAAAGTTTCTCCAGTATATAATGTGTATGAGTATCTAAGGGCTGATTCACCAGAATATAAAGTTGTCGCAGCTGATGTACTAACATCTAATACGTCATTAGTATTAATACCTAAACTCATAGAGAATCCAGTGTACATATCTGTACCTGGGATTATATCGAAGAATCCGTATAACCACGGGTCATTGATATCATTACAGAACACGCCTGGTTTAGGATTACAAGAACTACCCAATACAGATGTTTCTGTTACACCACTAAATTTACTTTGATAAGTATAACCTGAAGACGATGGGTCTGTCGCGTTTTCTAAGAAAGTTCCTTCATATAAAGTATTGCCAGAAGTTTCATCACCGTCATAGTTACAACCGAATGATTTTTCTACACTTGTTCCTCCAGTAGCAGGTAAAAAACAAGGTGTTAGACCAGTAGCACAAACCGCCAAATGTGATAAACTAGAATAATATGTTGATAATAAACTATCTAATTCATCTGAAATCGTAGTATTACTACCATCAGTTTTTTGTAAAACTGTATTAATTTTTTCAGATATTGGCCAAGGTAATTGAGTTACTGGTTTAGTAGTAACGGATGAATCTGTCCAAACATCGGTTGCACCAGTAAAATAAAGTGAGATTGCACCAGTATTTACTACAGCTGTTGAACCTGACTCTGATTCAAAAGAAGTTCCAGTATTACATGTTGAAGCACTATAAAGTGTACCTGTAGTGTCTACACACTGTGTTCTTATTGTTTCACAATCAGGATTACCTACTGTGGTTATGGACCATGATGGACCAGCGTCATACCCAGAATAACCTAATACTCTAGTAACAAATAGTTGGTTTGACTGTTGTAAGTATGCCTTTGCAATATATGATAATTCGTATTTAGGGATTTGTGTTTCAGTAAACTTTTCTGGACTTAAACTACCAAAATAAGTTTGGAATTCACCGTAAGAACTTATAAAAATAGGTTCGAAAGCGGGACCCTGTAAAGTCTCACCAGCTAAACCAAGTGTTGTTACCCCAACACTCTGAGCTACGAAACTTAAATCTCTTTCTGACGTGTATACCCCGGGGGATACAAAAACTTTGCCGTCTGTTGCCATGTTAATTAATTTTTTATATTTTTGTTTTTATTTTATTAATAAATATTATCTCTAAACCCAAAAGATTAGAACATTTTTGACTATTACAACTTCTGGTATGAAAAAAAACCTACTTTTTTCATACTTATGGTTATGTCTTATAGTAAAAAGATAAAAAACATTAAAATAGATAGTGGGGTTCACAAACTGTTAAAGGAATATTGTAATAAAAACGGTTTGAAAATGTTTCAGTTTGTGGAGAAACTTATAAAGGATAAATGTACCCCTAAAAAAGACATATATGGTGACATTTAAATAAACTTTGTCTGTAAAGTAATACTCATAGGGTCACCACCCACTATTGGAGCTATTTCTATTTTTAACGATTGGCCTCTAGATAAATAATATGTTGTAAATTCTGGGTCAACAGTTTCAGTGGTACCATCTATAGTTATGCCCATAACATAATTAGAAATATTCTCTGTGTCTATTACTGTAACATTAGCGTCAAACTCAAAAGGTATAAGTAAAGTTGTATCATTTGTTGTAAAAGTTTCTGTAAATACACTAAGGGGATTTTCTTTAGTCGGTCCTGGGTCACGTTTTTTAGTTCTGGTATCAGTTTCAAAAACCATTAATTGTCTAGTGACAGCTGGAGTAATTTCAAACTCCTCCTCATCTATTAAAAATCCCTGTAACTGTAGTTGATAGTCTTGGGTATAAAACTTTCTTTTGTCATTATCTGATATTTGACTTTCATCACTTATTGTTTCCAAAATTATAGGTATGTAATGACCTTTAACAAAAGTATAAGCTTGTCTAGAGGTAAAAGTTTGCATCATAACCTTGTTGAATTGATTTAATTCTCTCATTCTGTTACAAACAATTTTAAGATTATATGTAATATCTACAGGAACAGGTTGTGGTATTTTATACAAATCCATTCCTTTTCTCTGACCATCCCATGTAGGAACTTTAGCGTAGTGAAAAGTTCTTCTATCTGGAATAGTGTAAGTTAAAGCTGGGTTACTACCGTACTGGACCGCGGGGTCTCTGACCG